AGTAATCCCCAAGCGCTCCTCCAGTTCCCCTTGCTCTTCGGGAAGGAACGTAATAATAATACGGTCATAGGGGACATGATTGTCTCCCATCAATTTAGGCAACTCGTCAGGCGATAACTCTTTGCCTTTCAATTCATCGGGGAGGTTGTCGTCCTCCACCTCAAACGCCTTGAATCCGAACTCGCCCATGTCTATATCGGGGAATTTTAACAAGTCGTCTAATTCGATGTTCAAGGTGTCGAAATTCCAATGGGATAATTCGGATGTTTTATTATCTGCGAGCCGGTAGGCCTTGCACTGCGCAGGGGTCAGTCCTGACGCTACAACAATCGGCACTCGCTCCAGACCTAATTTCTTTGCGGCTTTGAGCCTTGTGTGCCCTGCGATAATCACATTTTTTTCGTCCACCAGTATCGGAACTCGCCACCCAAATTTACGGATGCTGTTAGCAACCGCACCCACACCCCCCTCGTTGTTGCGGGGATTATTCTCGTAAGGCGTTATCTCGTCCACGGAGACATATTGCACTTTCATTTCAGGTTCCACGGTAGTCCTCTTTTTCTAAAAAGGTGCATAATTGGTTCATATCCCCCCCTTAAAATTAGCGCGTTTCCTGCACTTCGGGCGTAGGGATGGTGATAATCTATACCCCTGCTTAAAAAATACGCGCCCTGCGCAAATTTGAGCGCTAATAATATGATTTTGTGTACCGTAATACACGCTTCCCTCTATCAAGGTACATCCTTACAACCATCGCGAATAATTTGTATTTTTCGCGGTCTCCCATCGCCAAAAATCTCTCTTTTCCCTCTCCCTGCACAACCGGCTTCTTCGCGACTGCCCGATACTCCGTGGCCGGCGACCAAAATATTCCAGACTTCCCCGTGTCAATGCTATCCACCAACCATGCTGCAGTGCACATTATACATCCTCTTCCGATGTGTCCTCTGTCGATAATTCCTCCGCGTCCATTTGCTCTGTTATTGCCCCTATCCCACTATCCACCTTTTCCCCTGATAACTCCTCTTTGATAGCCTCATCATCCTTCTCAGGGTCAATAATCTCGGCTTTCCGCAACGCCTGCCAGAAGTCGGAGCGCGGCATACCACCCTGCATAACCAAATTCCATAGTGCAGTGATAAGATTCGGGTCTGCAGCCCCGCGGATGAAGTCCCGCCGCAGGTCGTATACCGGCACTTCCTCTTCACCTGCAATCTCAATCCGCATATACCGATACATCCATTGCAAGGCTTTTGAATACGCCTCCGCGACATTTGAGGCAGCGAGGGAAAGTATACTGTGCTGTTCTTCCTGTTCCCCTTCGGCCTGTGCAGCGGTTTTCACCGCACTACCCGGAGTGATATAGAACGCTCCCATGCCCATCAAATCATTCCGCGTAGCATCCATAGCCTCCTTAACTAACACATTCGGGGGGACAGCGGCATATCCGAGACTACCCCCGGGCGGCAGGATAGTGTACTGCCGAGACCCTGCATATAGTCCAGCTGAAGAATACTCTTCCATGAATCCCTTCACGTCTTCAACGCCGGAAATGTATCCTTGCGGTTGTCCTACGAAGTGGGCAGCGTCCATATAGTCCGCATGGAGACGATAGTGGCATATATTCCCCTTGCATAAATCTAATATCGGAATATCGTCAACCGTCGTCTGATTAGTCTCCGCACCTATGAATGCAAACGGAATCTCATTCCACCGATTTCCGAACCCGTCTACCGGCCACGTCTCGGAGTGGAGTCCCCATTCATCGTCTTGCCCACCTCTCCGATATTCTCGCGAAACGTATACGTGTTCCCCCCCCACATTCTCCATCGCCAATTCCCTAAAGATGGCTATTGTCCCCTCATCTGATTCAACGCTATCGTACAACACCACCCTTTTTAACTGCACATTCGCGCCAACCTGCATTGTGCTCCAATTAATTATCTGCTGCGGCTCAAAACGTTGCGCCGTGGCATAGTAGCGGAATTGCGCCATGTCTTCGCGGGTTGTTTCCCCATGCACAATGGGATAGTCCACCAAAATTCCCGCTCTGCCCTTCGCAATCACCGATTTCAGTACCGCCTGACTCTGCTGGTATATAGATGTTCCCGCCCCGTCTATATTCTTCGTGATGTACGACAGCATTTCACTGGTCTGCAGTATCGGCCATTTCGTAAATACAAGACCTACCATGCGATTGACCGTGCGTCCAGCGATTCTGAAGAATACCGCCCGTTGACGATACTGCTTATTGCGGACGTCATTATCATCGCTGGTGTCCGACGGATTGAGCCGCAAGATAGTGCTCTCCACGTCCCGTCCGCTCACTACGGTATCTACCATATCCCAATCGTTGACCATCTTGTCAAAATCGGGATGTGTGCTGCTTATCGACCTCCGACCGTCTTTGTTCAATACTATCGGCATAATATCTCCTATCGAATACCGCCTACGAGAGTTCTACGCCCACCAGGTATTTTCTTTATAACCATATACCCCAAGGCATCGTTTATATGGTCAAAGCCCGTTGTCTTATCAGGCTCGCCATTGTTATTATATGCTTGTTTCTCCAAACAGTCTACAACATCAGGGCACCGCCGAGTATTAATGTGTAGTTTCCCGCTCTCAAATGCTTTATTTACTGACACTACTCTGTCCCGAACCGACGGATTTGCTGCACTACTCAACACTTGAAACCCAGCTTCTCTAAGTAAGTTGATGTCCGTTTTTGATGCGTTGTTTGTTTTCCTCGCACCAGCGCTTGCGTCCGGGAATATCAACACGCGAAACCCGTGGTACTTCCTCCTTAACACATCACATAATTGCGGTGTATCGAGGACATTTACTATTTGGTCTACAGCATGATACCCGTCATGTCTCTGCACCAATACTACGCCACACATATTCCCAACATTGAAGTCTTGCCCTATATATAACGAATCACCATTACGTATTTCCTCTTCGCTATTATGCACATCACGATTATATGAACGATACACTGTCCCAGACGTAAGGTTCGTAAACTCCCCATTGATGTATGCACGTATCAAATACTCCGGGTATGTGTTAATTAAACTATCGATGTACCTTTCCGGCAGGTTTCTTTCGTTGTCGTATGTTGAAGCATGGACTATTCCATACTCACCATTCTCCGGGTTGAGGACAAACCGACGGTACGTAAATCTATACCCCTCCGGCGTAGTCCCCACATCAACTCTATTTGTTGTACCCTTCGCACGAGCACGTGCGACTATTTTATTCCATGCTACGGTTGCTTTATCGACATTGAGAATATCCAACTCATCGATTGCAATTCTCCCAGCCTCTATACCGACGATATTCTGTGGGTTCTCCATACTCCTGCAAATACATTTTCCGCGCCACTGCCGACCATTATAAAAATCAACCTCGTAATTCCCAACCTTTATAACGGCTGTCAAATTTAACAATTCCGAAACCATTTGTATCTTTTCATAAAAAACATCACGGACAACTCGTAATGTTGGTGCATAATACGCTGTCAAGATTTTTGGCGAAGACCACATACTTAACACTATCCCCAACGCAAGTACGTGCGTTTTCCCACTACCAAACCCGCCAACAAACGCACAGTATCTATTCGTGAGGTTAAGAAACCTCATCTGCGGGATATTCGCACAAACTTGTATTTTTAATCCCACGTAAGACCTCTTTGCGTCGCTTATTTATACTCTAACGTACACGTATTTACATTGCGTATTTTATTCGCACCATACTCAGAACGATATTTTCTTGATTTATTAGCAGTCCCAACAAAACCGCTTCTCATCATCTTGAATACATCTGTTTTTAGTAGTGCTCTGGCAAATGCACCGTTTGTCGTTACGATTTTACACCTCGCACCTGTAGCACGGAACATCTTACATATCGCAGCAACAAACTGTGTTCCGATTCCGATACCTTGATACTCCGGCAGTATAACGACACGCCCTATTCTGTACCCGCGAGACTTTGTAATAGTAGTCCCGACACTACAAAACCCTACCATTTCCGTTTCGTTGAATACTCCGTAACATAAACTACCTTTTTGGATGCACCTAACACTCTCGCTCAAATAATGATACTTCCCAAACTTTTCCCATGTGCCCAAGCCAACTCGTTTAATAGTGAATACTTGCCGTTGTCTTGGGCTGACAGAAAAAAAGTTTTATTTTGTCCTGTGTCAAAAACCCAATCCGGCTGCAAGTCTTCGAGGATGTCTTTATGGCATGAAACCGCCACGAACTTTTTCCCGGACTGTCTTATTGCCTTATTTACCGAAAGACATAGTGTCTTTGCAATCACTCTATCGACCGTAGATGTGAACTCATCAAAAACAACTGTCTCTCTCTCTAATAAACTTCTTGCAATATCAACTCGCATCTTTTCCCCTGTTGATAATACATTATAAGGTCTTAACCATGAAGGGACACTGCTAAACCCACACCTGTTAAACATCTTTATTATATCATCGATAGCACAGAATTGTGCTATCTCGTCTACAATCGGTTTTGCGCCATAGTGAAGCGGTAACATTGCCTCCTCGCCAAAGACCGCACGTGCAATAGTTGATTTCCCTGTCCCACTTCCACCGACTATCGCACCGATAGACCACTCTTTTGGAATGTCTATGCTACCTACAAAATGCGCATCCGTTTTATCCGGCGTAATGTCGAAACTATCGAGAATATACGATACTCTATACGTGCGTTCAATATTATTTTTTTTTATAATGTTGAAATCCGGCATACGTACCCATCT